GACCCTTCCGCATAAGTCCAGGCCAGATTTTTGGCAGTAACTGGTTTTGGCTCGATCCAGGGTGAGGGGCATGCTCGGCCCATGAACGAACCTGCCATCCCTGCTGTCACCGAAGAAGCCATGCTGCTCGATCTCTACTTCGACCTGGAGAAGATCAACACTCTCATGTCGGAGATCCACGATTGCATCGTGGCGGCCGGCCAGATCATCACCAAGATCTACGTGGCGGAGAACCAGGAGCTGGAGAAGGGGCGGCTGCCGGAACCCCGGCCTCCCTTTGACATCGCAACCCGAGCAGCCCTCTCCTCCAGCATCTCCCTCATGCTGCCCCAAATCGCGCAGATCGGCTTGTCGATCCACCTTTCACAACGGAGCTGCACCGTCTTCTGCCCTGCCTTGCAGAAGACCAACTCCACCGCACAGTAAGTCCGGAGTCCACATGCATAACAACCTTGACGTCTTTCTCGTCGTCCTGGGCGCGGCAGCCATCCTGTCCGTGCCTGCTTACCTCTTGAGCGGCCTGTTCGGGCCACGCCTGCAGGATGTCGATGCGACACCCTGCGAAGAACCCACCGAAGCTGAATTCAACACCACGGAGTAACCCATGAACAAGAAGAAGGTTGTCCTTCCCCCGAAGCCCGTCTCCAAGAAGCCAGCAGCATTGCCGCCGTCCCAGCCACCCGTTCGTGACCCGACGAACCTCCGGGGCGTGAAAGCCATCGAGTACACCATCAAGCTCAACGACGGAACCTACCTGCAGGCGGTTGGCGAACTGGCCGACCTGATGTTCCGCTACCTGAGCGAGTGCGAAACTCGCTGCGCCGAGAAGCAGCTCGTCAACTACCTCGCGCCGTCCTTCACCCGGTATGACATCGACGGCCGCGTCATCGCCAAGGCGGTGTAGCATGCTTGACCAGTTCAGCCGAGCTGAAGCTGTTGCTGCAGGACTGAGTGCGTTCACATTCTGTGTGCTCGCGCTCATCTTGCTCTATGCGTATACCGTTTATCTGGTTCACCACCATCCTGGCTGCAGGCCCTATGCGCTGGACCGTCTGTTCTCCGAGTCCGAGGTCGTCCTGGCCGCAACGCCCTTTGCGGTGATCCTGGAATCGCTCGTAGGAGGCTTTGTACGGGCCGCGACCCTCTTCGGGCTGTGCCTGTACCTCCTGATCGTCTTCGGCTCATACAAGGCCGCCCAGCGCGTCCTGCGGCGGGAATAATCGCAGCACTCAACCCTCACCAGAAGCCCGGCCGCGCGCCGGGCTTCTTTGTGCCATCAAGCGCATCTTATCCGACATAATGTACCGTTGATGATCCGCGGGGAGGGGTGGCGCGGAACTGGGGAGGGGTCTGAGTGTGGAGCTTCACTCTCCTTTCTCAGGTGTTTTACTGAGTTCCAGAAAGTGTTTTCACTTAGACCTTCATTATGTCTTTGGTTTGCCGGTAGGAGGGTGCTACCCTAACGCTGCGAGTGCACGAGCAGTATGTATTACTCAGAGTAATACATTACTCATGTATTTATTAACTTACTCAGAGGCTTGTCTTCGTAGAGTTGTTACTCAGAGTCTGGTGCCCACATTGCTTTAGGCAATGTGGGACTTACTATGTTTTTTATGAGTAAGTTACTCAGTATATGAGTAATAGTGAAAAAGCAGGTTTCTTTCGGAAAGGCACCTTGCCTTTGGATCATGGGGACGCTTCCAGCACAGTGACAGTGGAGGCAACACCCATGGAAATGCACCCCACTCTCACCGCACCGACTCCGACCAGCATCATCGACGAGCTGATCCGCCGCGCCCGCTGGCGGGCAGACGAAGTGAAGAATCCCTTCGAGACCAAGTTCCCCGACGTTTCTGACGAACAGCTCCTAACGGTCGTCGTCGCCATCCTGGCGCAGGAAGCGCGCGGCGCCAAGATCATGCCCAGCCACGGCACCACGGTGGCCTGTACCGTCTGCGGCCGGCTCAACGCGCCGGCGTACTACCTGAAGCGTTCCCACGGCCGCTACGCTGTGCTCTGCTTCGATGGAGGCCAGGGCTGCTGGGAACATTCAGCGAACTCAGCTTGCACCTACGTGGACCAGCACTCGACCCAGTGCATGGATCTGGCGGAGTGGGTGGTTGTCTACGGTCCGGACATGCTCAAGGAGCGTCATGTGTGCAGCATCCACGTTCCGGCGGTCCTCTCCGACGTCTCCGAACACCGGATCTATCCTCTCGAGGACTAGTCGTTTCCAACGCGTCTACCCTCTCTTTTCTTCCCTCTTCATCAACCTTTGGTAAACGACGAAGACCCGAGAGAATCAACACAAGCTCACCTGTCCAGGACGCCACCACCCTCCTGCCTTAGTCCGGACGCAAACCGCCTACCTCCCGCACGACCGACCCCGAGTGTGTATCTCAACAGACTCGGGGTCCCGCCTTTTGCGGTGCCTATACTAGAAAGCCCTACATGCCCTCCCCAGATACACGAAGTGAAGCCATGGCGGTCCTCGATCCGATGGATCGGGCCGCGATGGAGAAAACGGCCTCATTTTCCTCCATTCTGGGAGAAAGTACAGACCTGAATCTCAGCGTGGAGGAGTCCAAGGAACTCCTGGCCTTCCAGAAGTCCCTGGTCATCCTGGGACCTGCCGGCGGTGCCGTCATGATGTGCCCCGGCAACCAGACGAACGCCCGGCCTGAGGACAAGTGTCCCTACTTCGCCAAATGCCCCCTCCTGCGCGCCCAGAAGGCGCCAAAAGACAAGATGTGCCCGATCGAACGCATGATCACCGAGGAGCGCTTCTCGGCCTGGTCCAGGGAGGTCGGCCAGGACCCGGAATGTCTCACGGAGGACGCGCGCGCTACCGTTTCCACCCTCACCTACATCGATCTGCAGGAACAGCGCTGCACGAACATCCTGTCTACCGGAGAGGCCGCCCGGCTGACTCAGACGAACGTCACTGAGGCGATCAACTTCACGACTATCGGCGCCGACGGCGCGCAAACACAGACCGTTCTGCCATTGACTTGGGAGCGCGTCCTGCACATCAACGCAGAGCTTTTGGCTCAACTGCAGGAACGGCGCAGGATGATTCTCAAGGACTGGATGCTTACCCCCGAGCAGAAGTGGAAGATCGCTAAAGCCGAGGGGAAGGCGAAGGGCAATGACATTGGATCTCAGCAGTCGGCGCGCGGTGACATTCTGCGCAAACTAGACCCTGACTTCTCATAGCATCGACTCCCCACACGGCACCGGACCTTATGTCCGACTGCACACCCTGACGGTCAGGAATGGCCGTCAGGGAACACTTTGGAGAACCTGGAATGGCAAAGCAAGGCGGGCGACCACGTAAGAAGATCACCCCAGAGATGGTTGAAGAAGAGATCGTCAAGAACGGTCTCTCGGTCACGCAGATTGCAGTGAAGTACGACGTGAGCCGGGACACCATCGAGCGTCGCCTGAAGCAGGTGTCTTCTACCACCAAGTCGAAGAAGATGGGGGTCAAGAAGGCTGCGTCCATATCGGACGGCCAGGCTAACAAGATCGCACGACAGGACAGCCTGTATGCGCGCGCCGTCCTGTCAGAGCGCACCCGCAAGGCTAACTGGAACACCACCAAGGATCAGTGCATCGAGGACCTGCGGAAGGTCCAGAAGGACCATCCGGACTCCTTCATCTCCCGCAACTTCTACCGGGTTCACGGCAATTACAGCGACTCGACCTGGAACCAGCACTTCGGAACGTTTCATCAGTTCAAGCGCAGCGCCGGCCTCGAGCTCTCCCGTTCGCAGCACCATCTCGAGAAGAAGATTGCACGTCATGCCCATCTGGACGTGTATCGCAAGTTCTTCACCGAAGAGGTCGCCCCGTGGGTCGGAAAGTACGAGGTGAAGCACGACAACGGCCGCATCAAGACTGTGCTAGTCGGTTCTGACTTCCATGACATCGAGGTGGACCAATTCGTTCTGTCGGTGTTCATTGACACCGCCAAGCGGGTCCAGCCGGACATCATCGTCTTCAATGGCGATACCTATGACGAGTACGAGTTCTCCCGATTTGACCAGGATCCACGGCAGGTCAACATCAAGGCGCGCTACGACTTCGTGCGCGACAACATCTTCAAGCCACTGCGCAAGGTCTGCCCGAAGGCGCAGATGGACTTCATCATCGGCAACCATGAACAGCGCATTCTGAAGCTGCTCGCCGATCGCTCGCCCGCCATGAAGGTCTTGGTCGACCTGATGGGCATTACGTTCTCCCAGCTCCTCGGTCTCGACGAGTTCCAGATCAACCTGGTCAGCAAGTCCGACTTCGCCGCCTACAACTCGAAGGAAATGCACGAAGAGGTCAAGAAGAACTACAAGATCTATTTCAAATCGGTAGTGCTGCACCACTTTGGCGATGACGGTTTTGCCATGTCCTCGGTAGGTGGCCATACTCACAAACCGAAGTTGACGGTACAGGTGAATGAAGTAATGGGTCCGATCTTCCAGCTCACGACGGGCTCGATCTGCAAGATCGACGCGGAGTACGTTCCTGGTAAGGCCAACTATCAGAATTCCTTCGTCCTGCTCCATATTGACACCTGGGAGCGCAGTGTTGTCCCGGAACACATAATGTTCGGCAAGAAGTTCTGTATCGTTGGTGGTAAGTATTATTTTCGACCGGAATGCGAAGAGGAAGAACAACTTGCCGCGTAGCGATAGTTTGATTCAGGAAAGACGCGCTTTAGGCCTCTGTCCTTGTGGAAACCAACCCAAAGCAGATGGTAAGACCTGCCAGCGGTGTTTGGATAAGACACGCCGGTGGGCAGACAAGCCAGAAGTCAAAACGAGAACGAATAAGCTGGCGCTGAAGCGGTATCACAAGAACAAGGCAACGATATCAGTCAAAATCAACTGCTCTCGTTTAGAAGTTAGAAAGAAGGTCATCCTTCACTACGGAGGCCGTTGTGCTTGTTGTGGTGAGGACGGTCTCCAGTTTCTGACGATGGACCACAAACACGGCGACGGCGCCAAACGAAGAAAAATAGGTGAGCCTGTATCTGGATATGGTTTATGTCTGTGGATCATTCGCAACAACTACCCAGAAGACATGCAGGTTCTTTGCTTCAACTGCAACATGGCTAAGAGAACCGGCATCGCCTGTCCACACCAGTCAGGAACCGTAATCCACCTAACCGTTCCGACAGCATAAGGCCTCGTCATGGAAGCAGCGTTCGATGTTCATATTCGCAAGAAGGACCTGGCCGCTTTCCGCCGCCGGGTCCTTTACCATTACCGCAAGAAACCGAAGCACGAGTACATGGAAGCGATCTTCATCCGGAAGGGTGTGGGCGAGTTCCACATCGAAAGCTTCCACAAGCTCCGCCTGACCAAGTGCGCGACAAGCCCCGCCGTTCAGGGCGGGGAAGGACAGCGCGGACGGCGCAGCCGTCCTTGGTGGTGGGTTAATGCGGTGTCTGCTGTTGTTCGATGTATTGGCGAATGATGGAAATTGGTGCTCCTCCGCATGATGAAGCGAAGTACGAAGGCGACCACAGCACACCCTTCCAGTAACGGTGTTGGATGTCGGGACGCTCCTTGCGGAGCAAGCGGCTTGAAACACCTTTCAGGCTATTCACCAAATTGGACACAGGTACTTTCGGCGGATATTCCACCAACAGGTGAGCATAGTCATCCTCACCTTCCATCTCTACTAGCTGTGCCTCGAAGTCGGCGCAGACCGTGGCGAAGATGGCGTGAAGCCGTTTGATGGCATCGGCGTCGAATACTCTACGACGATATTTTGTTACAAAGACCAAATGAACATGCATCCTGAATACGCAGTGGCGTCCATGCCGAATATCATTGTAATCGCTCATAGACCAAGTGTACAATAGAACTATGCGCCGCCTTCAAGCGTTCCAATACGAACTGATTCCTATCGAACAGCAGAAGCGCGACATGCGCCGCTTCGCCGGATCGTGCAGGTTCGTGTTCAACAAGGCACTGGCGTTGCAAAAAGAACGCTTTGCGCAGGGCGAGAAGAAGCTAGGCTATGCGGGCCTATGCAAAACACTCACGGAGTGGCGCAATAGCCCGGAGACCGCTTGGCTGGCCGATGCACCAGTTCACCCTTTGCAACAAACACTCAAAGACCTGGAGCGATCCTATTCTAACTTCTTCGCTAAACGGGCCGACTTCCCGCGCTTCAAGAAGAAAGGACGGCACGACAGCTTCCGCTACCCTGACCCGAAACAGTTCAAGCTCGATCAGGCGAACGCTCGTCTGTTCCTGCCCAAGTTAGGCTGGCTGCGTTATCGCAACAGCCGGGGCGTGCTGGGTATGGTGAAGAACGTCACCGTCAGCCAGTCCTGCGGCAAGTGGTTCGTCTCGCTCCAGACCTCGCGCGAGATCGAGCATCCGATCCATCCTTCTGAGTCCATCATCGGAATAGATGTCGGAGTAGTTCGGTTCGCCACACTCTCCGACGGAAAGGTATACGAACCCCTCAGCAGCTTCAGGATGAGTCAGGCGCGGCTTGCAAAAGCCCAGCGCCAGATGAGCCACAAGCGGAAGTTCAGCAAGAACTGGAAGAAAGCCAAAGCCACAGTCCAAAAGATCCACTCTCAGATTGCAGCAGCCCGGCGCGACTACCTGCACAAGACTTCGACGGAGATCAGCAAAAACCACGCGATTATCGTTATCGAAGACTTGAAGGTAGGGAACATGAGCCGGTCGGCGGCAGGAACGCTGGAAAACCCCGGTCGAAAGGTGAACCAGAAATCCGGCCTCAATAAATCGATCCTGGACCAAGGGTGGTACGAATTCCGGTGCCAGCTTGAGTATAAGCAAACATGGCGAGGAGGTAGCGTGATCGAAGTGCCGCCACAGAGCACGAGTCGAACCTGTCTGGCTTGCGGGCATGTGGCAAAAGAGAACCGGCAGACGCAAGCTCTATTTTCCTGCGTTGAATGCGGCTACGAAGAAAACGCCGATCTGGTTGGTGCAATCAATATTCTAAGGGCGGGGCACGCCCGGTTAGCCTGTGAAGTGAGCGGTGCGGTAATGCCGCCAGCAGCAGGAACCCACCGAAGCGACTCAGTGGCAGCTGTTTCCTGCGCCTGAGCGCCGTAGGAATCTCCGGCATTCATGCCGGTGAGGATGTCAAGAAGACTAGCCCGTACGTTGTGGAGTACAACGACGTCGAATACCAGGCGCTCAAGAACGAAGCGGTCGCGGCCGGTCTCAGTGTGGGCTCGATCCACACGCATACGGTCTGCGACAGCGCCGCCAGTTACCACGACCATTGCAGTGGGGTGGAGTGCGGCGACACCCTGATGGGTATCTGCGCGGTCGAGGCGGAGAACGGCAAGTTGACGACCAAGCTCGATTTCTGGATTCCTCAGCTCCCCTGCAAAATCAACCAGATCACTGACTAACCGCGATCTGCCTATACTAGCAAGCACCAAAGGGCGAACCTCGCCCAAAGAGGATTCGATGAGCGTTTTCAACCAGGCGATCAATGGGTTTCGCTCGACCATGTCCCGAGCTGGCAAGTTCTACAACTCGACGAATGGTCTGAGGGGCCGCGCTGTCGCCAGCTATATGGCGCGCGCCGCCCGCGTAAACCCGCGGAGTATGGCGCCGATCGGCGTTGCCGCCGCGGTTGGTGCTGGAGGCGGAGCGGTCTTCAACAGCGACCACCGCGCGAAGGGCGCCATTGGTGGTGGAGTTCTTGCCGGCGGAGGCATGCTGGGCTACGGAGCCTACAACGTCTGGAACAAGATGACTCCCGCGATCCGGGGGCTTCTCCGGTAATTCATGGCATTTCCTGAGTCCATCGCTGGAAGCTTGACTGCCCGGCTGTGGGCTAACCCGCTGGCCGGCGCTTCCGTTACGTTTGGAGCGGGCGCGGGCCTGTTTGCAGGCGCTGACACCTTTCTGACCACAGACGGCTCCGCCAGCCAGAAGGCTGATGCCGGCGCCACTTCCGCCCTAAAGTGGGGTGTGGGCAGCACGGCAGTTCTCGGCGGCGGCTTCCTTGCCGCTTCCACCGCGTCAGCCTTCCGTGCCGGCTACGACCGCTACCAGCCGAGCAACAAGCCGTTCTGGCACCCCGGCCGCTACCGCTCCGCCAGTGTCGAAGCAGATATCGGTTATGGTGCTGCCAACCTGAGCAAGGACGCGTCCCGTTTCTGGTCTCGCACGGTCGGGGCCTACGCCAAGGACGTCATCAATGAGGTCCGGGCTCCCGGAGGCTGGAAGACTGCTCTGATGCGCCCCGGCGTATCCGGAGGTCTCGGAGCCATCGTCGGTGGATTCATCGGCAGCCAGGTCTCCGATGACAGCACCAAGGGCGCCGCTATCGGCGCCACCATGGGTGCCGGCGCGGGAATCGCACTCGGCCGGGCAGTGAAGGCCTCACAGGTGTGGTCCAAGCTGGGTCCGATTACTCGGACTGGCGGCATCCTTGCTCTCTCAGCATCTGTCGGCGTGGCCATCAAGACTCTGTCCCCAAGCCAGCCTGAAGTTCTTGATCGCGCTGAACCTGAAGACAACGGCTACCGGTCGTCCGGCATTCAAGACCGGATGCGCCGGATCGGTGCCTCTGGCGATCTGGTGTTCGGCCTGCACAACTCGAGATAGATATGACCTGGATCACACCTGCGGAGACGCCCCCTACCTTCCCCCGCCAGATCGCCAACTCCTACTGGAAGGGGATGCGGTTTGCTTCTGAGGGCGCGTACTGGGCCATGCCTCTGGTTGCCCTTGAAGCTGCAACGGCACAGCGCGGCGAGATGATTCCGACCATTGCCTCGCAGAGCATCAGCCTGGCCGCCCAACCCATGGCCGCTGGCATTGCATCCGCCGCCCTGACTGCTACCTTTGCCCTTCCACCGGCCGCGGCCGCCATCGCCGCCACCGTCCTGGTCGGATTCGCCACCGCCGAGTTCGAACACAAGATGGTTCGAGGATTCACAGAACTCACACGCACAGGAGCCCGTGCCGACCGAGTCCGCTTCGGAGCGGGGTTTGTTGATACCCGATCCGCCCAACAAAGACGACAGCGCGCAGCCATTGAGCTTGCCGGGGCCATGCCCACATCCAGACGGTGGCTGGGTCAAGAAGCCCTCTTTCTTCACAAATAACAGGAGATCCAAATGGGTCGTAGTCCCTTCAGCACACATCCCTCAATGGGCTTGCCGCCAACCTGGAAGGTTGGCGATATGGCGCCTTCATACTCGACCCCGGTCCCAGTGATCACAGCAGTGACTGCTCCAACGACCTCGGCCGCTTTCAATCCCCAGGCCAACTCGATCGTTCTCAACTTCCTGTTCTCTGACGGCGCGACATCGTGCACCGCCCAGGTTCTGAACGACGACGGCACCGGCACGTTCAATCCCGTTGCGTCTTTCAATGACGTGAACCTATTCAACGAGAGTCAATGCACTGTTGGCGAGTGGCCGACCGGAATTTCACTCGGTGGGCGTGCGATCAAGGTCGCCATCTCGAACATCGTGGGCACCGGAACCATCACTGTTGCAGTCCAGCGGCTCAACTAACAGGAGCATCCGTGCGTCCTCTCGATTCATCCGCGATGCGTGGTCTTTATCACAGCCAGGCGGCTGGCAGTATCGCCGGCCAGGCTGTTGCTTGGGATCGCGTGCACAACAAGAACAAGCGTAGCGGCTACGGCTTCTTCCATCGGATGGGCCGTCACCTTGGCTACAACATCGTCGGCGCGGCCGGAGGCACCATTGTCGGTGCCGCCGGATTCCTTGGCTATCACGCCCTCCGCCGGAGGTAACACCCAGCACCGCGCCCTGCGGTGCTCTTTCTCTTATGTCAACTGGCTTTGTGACTCTCCAGCAGCTGCTTACGGGCATGCCTGCCGAAGAGCAGAACTTCCTCAGAACCGTAATCAAGCGCGACTCGAATCCGGATGGCTCGGATAAGGGCATCGTGCGCCAGATGCAGAACGACATCTGCAGGAAGTGTCACGCCGAATACAAGGAGAAGTACCCGGGCCGGCCGTTCAACATTCGGTGCCACGGCATCAACGACGAGCAGCGATTCCTTCAGAAGCAAATCCAGATGGAGGAGCGCGGGACGCCGATGACTCTGGAGGAGATCCGGGACATCTACGATCCGGTCTACTGGGTCGAGAAGAACATTGTCGTCAAGGATGCCGCCGGCGATTATGTCCTGATCCCGCTGCGCTGGTTCCAGAAGGAAGCCCTCGCGTGTACCTCACCCCGCAAGGTAGACCGCTGGGCTCGTGGTCTGGGCAAGACTCAGACCGGAATCGGTGAAGAGCTGCACCTGGCCCTCACGCGCAAGAAGCTCGAGATCATGATCGTCTGCCCGCAGCAGACCCAGGCCGAAACGTGGTACACGGAGATCCTTGCGCAGCTGGACAACTCCCCTACTCTTGCTGGCGTCCTCGCTCAACAGAAGCAGTCTCCCTACTACCTCCTGCGCTTCAACAACGGCTCAATCATCAAGATCTTCACGGCCGGTTCAGGATCGGGCAAGAAGGGTGGCTCGATGCGCGGTCAGAACCCGCGCCGCATCCGCTTGGACGAGCAGGACTACCTGGCCGAGGACGACTACGACGCCATCATGCCGCTGTTGCGGCGCTTCAAAGACCTGACCTTCCACGGTTCGTCGACACCGACGGGTCTGCGCGGCATGTACTACAGCATGTGCCGGAAGTTCGATGAATACCGGGAGTTCTTCCACCCGATCACCGACCATCCAGAGTGGACGGAAGACCAGCGCGAGACCTACATGCTCGAGGCCAAGACCTTGGATCGATTCATCCATGAGTTCCTGGCTGAGTTTGGAGATCCCGTCGCCGGCGTCTTCAAGTCCTTCTTCATCGACAAGTCTCTGATGTTCTACCGTCACGTTGAAAGCCGCTGGTCGCCTTCCAAGCGGTACGTGATGGGGGTGGATTGGAACGGTGGCGGCACAGGCACCCGGATCTACGTCGTCGAGTACGACTCCGAGACTCGCAAGCGCCGCACTGTTGAACGCTCTGTCATTGATGATCCGAAGGCGACCGTCGCCAAGTCGATCAACGAGATCAAGCGCCTCAACAAGAAGTGGATGTGCAACTTCCTCTACTGCGACGCAGGCTTCGGCTTTGCGCAGGATGAGCTCCTCCGGGCTGAAGGCGAAATGGCCGGCACGGCCGACCCGCAGACCAACAAACTCAAGGACTTCAAAGTCATCGACTTCGGTGGCACCTTGGAGTTCAACAAACTGGTCCCCAACCGGAAGGTCGCCAACTCGAAGTACATCGACGAAGAAGAAAACGAGATCAAGCGTCGCACCAAGCCCTTCATGGTGGAAGGCGCCGTCATGGCATTCGAACAGGAGATGGTGGAGATCTCCGCCGAGGATGACCGGCTGCTCGAAGCCCAGCTCCGTGGCTACCGGGTGAAGACCTGGTCGACTCACGGAGTCCCCGCCAGCTACGAGACCGACGCTGAGTCTGGTGACCACGATCTCGACGCCTTCATGTTGGCCATGCTTGGGATAGAGATCGAATACGGCCTGTTCCGCACCCAGGAAGCAGTTAGGCGTTTGGCTCAGATCGTTCACGTGTCAGGCTGGGGTCTGGGGCCGTCCATGCCCGCTGTTATGCCCTCTTCCTTGCCGAGTACACAGCCGGAAGAGGCCAAGAGTGAAATGGCGCGGCGGAGCGGCGTCCCGACCAGGACGCTTCCGCCGACCCAACAGGAGGGCAGGGTACTGCACAACGGCCGCGGCGCCATGATGGTGTCGCTGGGTGGGGGAGCCAGAAATCCCAGCCCCTCCGCCGGCCGCGTGCCTTCCCGTACCACCGGCTTCTCGCCTAGATCCGGCATGCCCGGTTCGCTCCCCGGTTTTGGAGCATCACCCTTCCAGTCCATTGGCCAGGGCATTCGATTCAACCGATAAATCATGAGCTCTGTCCAGACCAACATCAGCGCCGGTTACCTCAGCTCGTTTGAGCGACCGATCGGGGTGTCGGTTATGTCGAAGCTCAGCAGCTGGCCTTTTCTGCAGCAGCTTGGATTCGCCGGAGCTCTGCCGCTCAACTCGGCCGCCTTCCATGGGCTGTCGGACTTCTATACCCAGATGGCGAAGTACTCCTCCACCCACTGGATCCTGAGAATCGCCTGGCAGGTGATTCAGATGATGGTGCCGAACAACGCCAGCGTCGCCTCCATGATGTACAACGACGCGAGCCTCGGCCAGGTTGGCAAGCAGTTCCAGCAGCTCCAGAACTTCGGTCAGGTCTTTGCCCTGTCTCCTTCAGAACTTCAGCAGCCATCCACCGTGGCGACTAAAGTCTCGGCTCTCGGATAAGCATGCGTTTTCTTCCCTGGACGTTTTCGCGCACCCCACCCCAGACGGTTCCATCCCCGGCGCCGGTGGTGGAGGTCGCCGCGGTCGCGCCAGCGACATCCTCGACAGGGTCATCGACGAACACTTCCCGTGCCACCTGCCTAATTAGCCAGTTCGGCGATCTGGCAGGCACAGCCCAATATCTGCAGAGCATCATCCTGAGCCTGACCAAGGGTCTCGGGGTGACGGTGAACACCAGTTCGAACCCGGACCTCGGCCGCGCCCTCAGCTCGATCTACGGATCGGTCCCACCTGCCGTCTCCATCCAGATGTACTCGGCCCTGCTCGACGTGGAGTTCGGAGCCCAGCAAGTACTGCATGCCGCCGGACCTGATTCGTCGCTTCAGCCGAATCCATTCCAGCAGCAGGCTGTGGTTACCGTGAACAAGGCCGTCGAGTCGGCGCTTGCCGCTGCCGGCGACTTCAACACTCAGGCTCCTCTGATGCTGCGGAACCTGAAGACCCAGGCCGCGGTGTACACCCAGTGGCAGAACCAGCTCGCCAGCTACCCGGCAGCCGGCACTCCGAGCACATCGCTTGCGGCCAACGTGATCCAGGCGTCGACGGTTGATGTCGGTGACGACGTCAATGCAGTGCTGAGCGATCACGTTGCTGCAATGACCAGTACCTACGCCGCGGCGTTCACGATGCTGGCCGGCATCCCTCCGGTGAGCCAGGACATCGTCGGCATGGTTGCTACCTTCGCCGAACTATCGACGGCCCAGCTGGCCCAGATCCAGAGCCTGTTCAATCTGACCAAGAACACCAGCTGTGCCGAGAGCATGCAGGACTCGTCGACCGGGCTCACGTCCTGTGTTTTTGTCCAGATGCTGAGTGATGCGGCGGCAATGGTGTTCTCGCTCGACCGCATCAGCCAGATGGCGCTGGAGCCCTTGGGGTCCATGACCAACAGCCTGGGGAACGGGATGACCAGCGTTCAGAGCCAGGCGGGACCTTCCCTAGTCGGCGTCATCCGCCAGGTGTCTTCTACCGCGCGGCTATCCTCCGGCCCCCTGGCCGGCATGCTCACCTCCAACAGTGCCGCCGGATCGACTTCCGGCCCGTCTGGCATGACTCAGGGTATGCAGGACCTGTCGACCCTCCTCGACTGGAGTCTGCAGCAGGCGAACGGCAAGACCTCGAGTTCGCTGAACTCTTTCACGAAGCTGATGCGCAGGACGCAGTCCGACACTTCCAGCCAGGTTCAGATGCTCAGCACCATCAATAGTCTCGGCACCCTGGCCTCCCTGGCTGGTGCCTTCCTCACTCAGCAGCAGAGCTCCGGCGCCGCGGCCTCCACTTCGGTCACTCAGCTGGCCACAGTCGGTGCCATCCTGGCCGCGACTGTAACGGGAAACGGCACCACCTACACCGTGCAAAGCGGTGTGGTGACCGTCAACCCGCCCTATATCCCTCCCCCCACCCTGGCTGCCGCCGCAGTCCTCTCCAATGCCGGCGTACAGACAAGCCTCGCCGGGCTCAGCCAGCCCCTGTAACAGAACGGTCCCTCATGCCTACAAAGAAGCAACTGGAACAGCAAGTCGACCTTGCGGAACTCCGCCGGAACCGCCTCACCCTCTGGAAAGAAGGCAGGCTGGAGCTTCCAAAGGCGCGCGTCGTGACGCGCAAGATCGATGGCGTGGAACTTCGCCCCGTGGTCAAGGGATTGCACCGCAGCACGCTGTCTTCCGTTCAGCCGGAAAGCCGGCGATTTGTGCACCGTTCCATCCTGATGCAGGACCGGATCAAGGTTCCACAGTCTGTGGAGAACGGTTCCGGCGCCAACCCGGCCACCATCGCCAAGAAGGTTGATGACGCGAACCAAACCTACCGCCGGATGTGGGGCATCATCCAGCCCGAGTACAACCTGCTCGAGCCCTTCACGATTTACGACACCGAACCTTTTGTCCGCCAGGCCGTCAACCGCAAGCTCTCCCTGATGTTCCGCAACGGCTTCGAGGTCGTCGGCGACAAAGAGGAAGACGTCGAGTACATCGAACGCCGCCTGGAGACCATGGAATATGTGATGGAGAGGGAAACTCAGTCCTTCTTCACCCAGATCCTATTCAACCTTCTCCTGTGCTCGAACTGCTTCCTGCAGAAGATCCGCAAGACCGAGGCCACCTCGGTCAAGCAGAAGGAAGGCCGCAAGGAACCAGTTGCCGGCTACCGCCTGATCCCAGCGCACATGATCTTCCCTTACCTGGAAGACGGCATTCCCGCGAAGTGGCGCCGCTACTTCGACACTGGTGCCCCGTTCCAGGATCTTGACCTCGACGATGTCATCCACCTGAAGTGGGATGTGAAGCCGGGCCATCGCTACGGTACCCCGCGCCTGGTCGGCGTCAAGGACGACATTTTCGCTCTCCGCCGGCTGGAAGAGAATGTCGAGCTGCTGTTCATCAACCATCTCTTTCCTCTGTTCCACATCAAGGTTGGAACCGAGCAGGCACCCGCGACCTTTGATGAGAGCGGTGTCAGCGAGATCGAGCTGATCAAGTGGCAGATAGAGAACATGCCGAAGGAAGGCGTGTTCGTCACCGATGAGCGCGTGGAAGCCAAGGTCGTCGGCGCCGAAGGCAAAGGCCTCGACCCGAAGACCATGATCGAGCACTACAAGTCCCGCATCTTTATTGGGCTTGGCATGAGCGCGCTCGATATGGGCGACGGCAAGAATGCGAACCGCGCCACTGCCGACAATATCTCTCAGAACCTCAAGGACTCGATCAAGGCGGACATTGAGACCTTCGGCGGGTTGATCCGCCTGCTGGTCTTCAAGGAACTCTTCATGGAGGCGACCTACTCGGTCTCCGTCCAGAAGGCCGTCGCGCGCACCTGGATCCTCTTCCATGAGATCGACCTCGACAACAAGATCAAGTTCGAGAACCACGTCATCCAGTTGTTCCTCAACAACCTGGTCGATGAGGACGAAGCGCGCAAGCTCATCGGCAAGAAGGCATTCGAAGCTGCCCAGAGAAAGAAGCTGCACTTCGACCTGCATGTTGTTCGCTTGGTCAAGGAGACCGAGAAGGCCAAGGCCGCGTCCCAGATGCAGATCCTGGAGACGCAGCACGAGCAGATGAAGGAAGCTCTGCCACTGCAGACCGAGCACGCCGAGAAGCAGGCCAACACCGAGAAGGGCCTGCTGCAGGCGAAGGCGAAGCACTCCGAGGTCACATCGGCCCACAAGGTCGCTGTGCTTGAGGCAAAGACCGCGCACCTGAAGGCCGGCGGCCGCCCGCAATCTGCCACATCGAAGAAGAGCTCACCCGCGGCAAAGTCGGTGCAGAACAAGACGACCCCAACGAACCAGCACGGATCCAACCTCGGTCCGACCAAGGCCAAGAGCGGACTTGAAGGACACGCTGCGGAATTCACTGATGCCCTGACATCCCTCGTTGGGGATCTCCGCGGCCGCGACGGGACTGTATCGATCACTCGGTGGAAGAAGCAGTCGGCGAAGCTGATTGACAGCATTGCAGACCGGATTCTGAGTGAATCCGTTGAGGGAGATGTGAATTCCTATACTAGTCAGGATCGAACAGGGGTTGACCACTTGAAAACCTTGGTGGCCACCACATACGACCCCGAGTTGATCTCTGTGCTCATCCAGTCTGGACTGAGCCTGAAGGACCAAAATGTCCAGCCCGAACCAGACGAATATCTCGCGTTTTCAGGCGCCGTTCCAGATTCGCAGGACGCCGATCGCCCAAGCGCAGGACTTGAAGCCACAGACTAACGCGCGCGTCACCCCCATCCCGACGCGGTTTGAAGGTCAAGTGCCCATCGCCGTCCCCGGCGTAGGAACCGTAGTCAACAAGTAAATCAAAGAGGAAGCATGGCCTGGATCCAGATGCGTGACTTCTGGACCTTCCGACCGACGGAAGTCCAGGAGAACAAGAGGCATCTTTTTGAATGCCGCGACTCCAAGTCCGACACCGGACACAGTCTGCTGGTTCATGTAGCAGCTTCCCACTCCGGCATTGTCAACGGCAACCGGCGCTTCTACCGGCCCGACAAAATGCAGGAAAGCGTCCACACCTGGCTCCCACAGAAGGCCTCGGACGGAACAGTTTTGAGGACAGCCCGGCCGGTTCTGATCAGCCACGATGAAAAGGGCGACGTCCTCGGTCGTGTACTCGAAGCCAAGTACATCGATGAGAGCTGGAAGTACGCAACGGATTTTCCTGTCGTCAAGGATTTCCTGTTCTACCAGCGGGACGGCCGCAAGCGGCACGATCTCTACCGGTCAGTGGACTGGATCGTCGACAACCTGGTTGACCTCGATGAGTACACCGGCCTTGGGTACACCGATCTGGGCCTCCGGATCACGAACCCTGAAGCCATTCGCAAGGTGCTGGCTGATGAGTACCTGACAGTTTCCATCGGTTTCAAAACCGATGCTGCTGTTTGCTCACTGTGCCACACCGACTGGGCGAAAGACGGTAAGTGCGGACACAAGCTTGGCGAGATTGAAGACGGCAGGCACATGTTCCTCATCGCCGGAGCAATGGTGAACGAGGAACTCAGCTTCATCAACTTCGCCGCCGATCCATTTGCCACAACGCTCAGCAAGAAGGTTTTGACCGACAGCCTGGAGAAGGCATTCTTCCTGGGCCTCCCAATCAACGAGCAGAACACTTTTGCTGCTAACGGACTGCAGCTCACGGACGGCTTGATCTTTGAAGCCGATCTACAAGCAGCCGAGGAACCAATGTTCGATCTACAAGCAGCCGAGGAATCGATAGACGTGGATACAGCGATCACACAGCTCGACCTCAGTGCCGTAACCGCCGAGCTGAAGTCCAAGGATCTGACACGGAGCCGGGCGTATACGCTCAAGGATTCCCTGGCAGCTTGGACACCTGAATCCGACGAAGACAAGTCAAAGAAGCGCAGTCTCGTTTCGACCGTCAACGCGAAGATCCGCGTGAACAAGTGGGACAAGGTTGAGGATGCGCAGGCCGCTTCAGAGTCAGCTGTAGCCGAAGAGCTCAACACGCTGATGGAAGATGCCAAGAAGAGTGTCGAACCTGGCCCTTCCGGGCAATCCAAAGGTGTGTCGAAGAAGTCGGCCGAGAAGGCCAAAGAGTTCCAGCAGAAGGAAATCGCCTCCAAGCCCGAGCACAAGGAAGACGACGACGAGTGCGAGTGCGCCGAGTGCGAAGCTGATCGTGCGAAGTCTCTGAAGAAGAAGGATTCCGTCGAGGAAGGCACGACCTGCGACCTCGAAGGCGGTTGCGACTGGACAGATTGGGTTGCAGCAGACCAAGCGGAAGCTGATTACTTCGCCGACGCCGATGGCCTCTACGCCGAGATGGAACTGGAGATGGACGGAGCCGTCAAGGACGGCCTGCTTCCCCAGGATCTGATCACAGACGCCAAGCTCTCCAGCGAGAAGCGCAACAAGCTCTCGAAGGGGTCTTTCTGTGGACCGAACCGCAGCTTCCCTGTTCCTGACTGCGCGCACGTTACCGCGGCGCGCCGGCTGATCGGCCGCGCAAAGATCTCCGACGGCACCAAGTCCAAGATCCTCGCCTGCGTCGACGGCAAGTCCAAGACCCTGAAGTGCGAGGTTCCTGCCAAGAAGGCAACTGACGGCGCGGCTACCATCGCCGCCACGGACAGCGCCGCGCGCGAAGTCCGCGCCGCGAAGTTCGTCGATTCCGTCAAGCTGAAGGACGCTGCCGAGAAGAAGGAAGTTCCGCCGGAACAGCGCAGCCGCCTGGTCGACATTATCAAGGAGCTCGACAAGAGCTACGATGCCCTCCCGAAGGATGCCCCGTACAGCTACGACGTTCGCTGGATCCTGCGTTCCGCAGTCCGCGCGGTCCTGACTGACTGGGATGCCGACGACGAAGTTACCTGGGCGCTTCAGCGGCTCGCCGGCAACAAGGATCACGTTGTCCTGACCCGCGCCGAGGTTGACGAGAAGGATGAGACCATCAACGGCCTCATGTCCGAGAAGGACGCCCTCGCCACCGAGGTTACAGCCCTCAAGGACTCCCGCAACCTGATGCTGGCTTCTACCAAGAAGTCCCTCGCACAGCAGATCGTCATGAGCAACGTGCTCAAGGGCCAGGACGGTTACAAGGACCTGAGCCAAGAGCAGATCTCAGAGAAGATCGACACCCTTTCCAAGCGCCACATCACGAGTCTTCGTGACTCGGTATCGGACATATTGTCCGGTCTGAAGTGGACAGACTCTCAAACTGCTGCACCAAAGCCCGCCGAGGCCACCGGAGCAGTCGATGACAAAACGCAGATCTCGGAGACGGCACCCGTTGGAGAACGCCTGACGGACGGTGCCCAGGCAGAGGCTGACGAAGCCCATGAACGCTTCCTGACCAAGCTCCGTTTCATGAGCCCGCTCGAACAGATGCGGCTTCTCGGACAGATCAAGTTCGACTCTGCACAGACCAAGTAAGTAAAGGAAACCACCATGATTGACGTAAATGGCCAGTACTACGGCCAGTTGTATGGACAGGACCGTATCGGTCAAACCACGCCCGACCTTGAGTCGTCCGAATGGCTGCGGCCGTGGCTGCCCATCGCCTACCCGGCGCCCTACCTCCCGACCCTTCGTCAGGACCAGGGACACCCGAAGTTGGCTTCCATCGTGATCGGCGCGCACCAGATCGTCGGTCAGGACAAGAACGGCGGCCTCGTGCCGGCGGGTCTCTTCTGCGGAGCTCAGCCCAACGGTTCGACCAAGTCTGTGACCTCGGTTACCATTGCGAGCGACGTGGCCACCCTGGCTGTAGACCACGCATGGGCGCTCGGCGAGACTGTGAACTTCGCCGGCTTCACCGGCGGGGACGCCGCTCTCAACGGCGCTAAGGTTCTGACTGCAGTAACCCCGGGTGTCTCTGCCTCCTTCGTGACGACCCTGGCAGACGCAGCTACAGCGGCGGTGACCGGCGTGACCGGTGTTTCGGCTCTCGGTGGTCAGTACTGCGTCCTTGTCTATGGTCCGGGCGACGTCAAGTTCGCTTTCAATGCTCAGACCTCCGCACGCGTTTCGGCTGCAGGCCAGTACGCAGTTCTCGCTGCACCGGCAGACGGCGCCGCCGGCGACCGGGTAACGCTGCCCAGCGGTCAGGTCATTACCATCCAGGCTGCTGACCTTGCTTTCGCTCTGACTTGCGATTTGTTCGCAACAGGCAAGGCTCTTCCGATTGGTTGCGCTGTCCGCAACGTGTACCAGTACATCGGTGGCGTTCTGGTTGGCACGAACCTCTCGGCATCCAGCTCGGCGACCGGCATCAACTACGTCCTCGACGGTGTGGTTCCGATCAACTTCACGGTCATGAACTACATGCACGAGATGGGCACCGCCATCCAGACGCAGTTTGCCCTCAAGCTGCCGTGGATCGGTGCAACCCCGACGACACTGCAGACGCTCGCCAACGGCGACGGCATCACGGGCTACGTCCAGGGAATCGGCCGTTCGTTCACCCACTTCACCGGCACGCGCGCCGCGGGCGCAGGCAACTTCTCCTTCGGTACTCCGGTTGTGGCCAGCGTTGCTGCCAACGGCTCCGATGCGGGCAACTTCGCTCCGTACAACCCGGCTGTCAACAACCCGGGCGAGATTATCGGGCGCGTGATCGGGATCCAGAACCTGAATCCGGTTGGCTTCCTGAACCGCGTACGCACCCAGTTCGACCGGCCGATGGTCGGTCCGATGGTGGACCCGAACCCAGCGGCAATCCGTATGGGCGGTTCTGCAACCCGCGGTCTCCCGTACCACATCTCGGTCACGACTGACGCGGTCTTCGTGTACGCCGTTGACCAGAGCAAGACGCTGCGCCCTGAGTACTCCACCCAGGTTCTCGTTCGCGTCAACCTCTAACCCACCAGGACCATCACGAATGGTGCAGACGATCATAACCAGCGGCAAGGCCGTGCTCATCAACGGCGGCCTCCGCTGCAACAATCCCCGGGAAGCCGACCCGACTAAGAAGTGTGGTCGGCAACTCGTGAGGGCGAACTCGGCCGGCCAGATCGCTGGCGACTTCCTTTGCCCTCGCTGCGGTAACCACATTGAAGTCACGGTCGCCAGACCCTAGTCGGCTTCGATTCATCACCCAACTCAACTCTCTGTCCGCACCAGGACTGAATTGCCTTCAGGAGGCATGCACTCATGCGTAACACCCCTTCTTACGAGATGTCAGACGCCGACGTTTCGAATCTGGCTCGCCTCGATTCCATCTTTCGGACCAATGGGTACGACCCAGATAAAAAGCAGCGCGTCACGATGAAGGACGCCATGGACGTGCAGAACGCTGCGTTCCTCATTCCTCGCGTCATGACCCAGATGGTGCAGGAAGGCATCGAGCCCCTGCTCATCGGCACCCACCTCCTGCAGCGCATCGAGTATGAGCAGGGCATGATGACGGTGTTCCCGGCCATCGAGCCTCTGCGTGCAGAGGAAGTTGCCGACGGCGCGGACGTTCCGTTCGTCAACATCAACATCGGTGGGGCGCAGAGCTTCGGCGTGACCGTCAAGCGGCACGGCCTCGGCCTCAAGATTCACGAGCGCTTCGTGAAGGAGAACAGCTATCCGTGGATCAACTACTGGCTGCGGCTGGCTGGCAACGCGCTTGCGCGTCACAAGGAAGAGTACATCTTCTCCTTCATCTCGCAGCTGGGCACGGTTGTCTATGACAACAACCCGGCAGCCCGTTTGACCAGCGCGCTGGTCCAGCCGATCAAAGGCCCCACGACCGGTCGTAACTACAAGGGCGTGTACAACGGCTCCATGACGCTGGACGACATCTTTGACATGTACGCCCAGGTTATGGCCCAAGGTTTCATCCCGGACACGCTGCTTGTGCATCCGATGACCTGGCTGATGTGGGTCAAGGACCCCGTCCTTCGTGAGTTCGCAATCCAGGCTGGCGGCGGTTCCTTCTTCGCCAACTGGAGTGGCAACCCGGCATCGCTCGGCAACAAGTTCTACAACTTCCAGGGACTTGGTCTCGGCCAGGGTCAGGAAGGCAAGTACCAGAATGGCCAGCTCACCGGCGGCCAGACTTCGCACCCTGCCGGCCTGCCGCAGCGCCAGGACTCTGCCTTCCAGCTGCCGAACTACCTCGGCCTGCCGTTCCGCATCCTGGTCTCCCCGTTCGTCAACTTCGACCCGATCAACCGCGTCACCGACATTCTCATGTTCGAGTCGCGCAACCTCGGCGCCTTGATCGTTGGCGAGGACGCACATGTGAAGGACTGGACCGATCAGCGGTACGGCTTGAACTACATGGCGATCGAAGAGACCTACGGCTTCGGTATCCTGCACGAGGCACAGGCAGTCGCAGTCGCCAAGAACGTGAAGGTACGCCCGAACGAGTTCGTTCTGCCGGCACGCTCGGTGTTCAACCTGTCGGATGCTTCCAGCACCTTCCAGGACATCATGGATCCGACGCTCAAGGCATTCGATGCGACATCTCCGCTCGACGTCAACTCGGCAACCTAACCACAACCTGCACCATGGAAGTGCTACCGAAGGGCGGCGGCGGATTACACGCTGCCGCCCTTCCTGATTTAGGTGCTGTCTTTGGATCGAGCCTGGTAATGCCGGACTCTGGATTCAGAGGTCTCTATGTCCAGTCTCATCGTGTTGCCGGAGAGCACTCCGGTCGCGGAAGAACCGCTTGCTGGCAAGGTGTTGATGCTCAACACCGCCGTCCGGCCCCGCTTTCAATGCTACGGCTTCTGCGTCACTCGCAACTCGCCCATTCAAACCGTTCCTGCATTCGCCATGGAAGCGCCTCTGCGTAAGGCACTTGCAGAAAAGGTGTTGATGGACGTCACTGGCACCGGCGCCGCCGCCGGATCCCACGCCAAGATCATCGCCGACATCGACAAAGCCGTGAAGGCTCAGACGATGAGCCTGGTCCAGGAAGGCGAGGAGATCGGCCCGCCGGTCCTCATGGGGACCGACGCCAAAGGCAACTCCTACGTGATCACGCCCAAGGATGATGAGGACTATCAGCGCATGTTGGAAGAGGTTCGGACCACCGGATCACTTCGCATTGAGAAGCCGAAGGCCAAAGCAGCAGCGGCTTCTGCAACAGGCCTGACCTCTATCTACGAAGAGGATTTGCCAGATCCTCCATCTACTGGAGAGTAAATGCCAGCACCTAGCATCCTCAGTTCCTCACCTGCATCGGGTACCCTCGATGTGGTCCTTGGCACTGCGATCAAGGTCGGCTTCAGCGTAGTGATGGATACCACCACCATCACCAGCTCCACGTTCTCTCTCACAGGACCTGGCCAGACCGGCATTGTCGGTCCCGACGAGATGATCGCCAAGGATCCGCGGGTCAAGACCGGCCGTGAGTACATCCCAGGCACCTTCACCTTCTCCACCGACACCAACGGGAACACGGTGGTCACTTTCACCCCGCGCCGCCCGCTCCGCCCCAACGTCACCTACACCGTTCTGATCGTAGGTACTTCCCAGCTCAGCAGCGACGCCGTTAAGGGTGCGGATGGAACCACCCTCGATTTCAACTACGAGTGGTCCTTCACCACAGGCGATCTGAACCTCAAGACACCGCCGGCATCGTCCCCGCTGCCGTCCCTATCGATCCCTCTCGACCCCTCTCAAGTCAAGATTCAGCAGCGGCTGTGGGCCGTTGGCAACGACCTCTCCCAAGAGATCGACATCATCTTCCCGGGGCCGATTGATACGACCTCGGTAACCCCGGAACAGATTCTTCTTTCCCTCGAGCCCATCCTGAACGACCCGTTCGTTTCGGTTCCAAGCGGCCTCACTCCCACCGTAACCATCGAGGGCAACAAGATCACTGTGCTGATTGCAGGTTGGTCCCTCGACTAGAAAGCGAGGCCCACTGTGGCAGATCTCAACAAGGCCATCCTTTACGTCTTCCGCAACGAAGATCGCAAGATGACTGGGGCAGTTACAACCGATCGCGGTGGAAAGACCCGGTTCGGTGTAGCTCAGAAGTTTCATCCGGATATGGACCCGTCGTTCTATACGTGTCCGGCCTGGGAGGCTCTGGCGCAAGCGCAGCAGCTCTACAAGAACGTCTACTGTTCGCCACTTCTAATCGGCAAGATCACCTTTCAGCCGATCGCCAACAAGCTACTCGACATCGGCGTCAACTGTGGCGTCGACGTCGCAACCAGGATGGCACAAACCGGCGTAACCAACCTCGGTGTTCCAGTAGCGATCGATGAACATATGGGACCTGCCACCGTCGCCGCGGTCAACAAGGTGGACGCCACCAAACTGATGAGTCAGCTGATCGTTCAGTCCCAGGATCACTACCGTCAGGTAGCTGCCGATCTGAAGGCTTCACCTGACGAAATTGCGAGTTGGCTCACGAGGGCCAGCAAGCCAGGAGTCTAACTCATGTCTACGATCTCTCAAGAAGCCGCAAGCGCTCAGAAGGACGCAATTGCTGCGGCCAGCGAAGCAACCTCTTTCTTCAACTCGCCGGCGTTTCACAACCACATCAGGACCTGGACCTTCGTGATCCTGGCCATTTTCCTGATGGGGTTCTTGTACGTCCACGAGTCCAACGCCAACGCCGCCAAGAACGCCCTGGCCGATCAGATCACGAAGCAGGGTGAAACTCAGCAAGCCAACATCGACAAGCAGATCTCCGCGCTCCACGATGACACCAAAGCGCAGGTCCAGCAGCTGCAGGTACAGATCACGCAGGTGCAGACTGTCGCCCAGGCCATCGCCTCCATCAAGTCCAACATTCCTCCGGTGACGATCACGCCAATCGTGACCCAGCCGGCAACCGCCACCACTCCGGCAGTAACCACGGCACCGCAGCAGGCAACCGGTACGACGCCTGTCGCAACCATCGACGGCACTGACCTCAAGACACTGGCTGACAATGAACTGGCCTGTAAGCAGCAGACGGTCGAACTGACCAACTGCCAGCAAGAGATCACGCTCGACCAGCAGAAGAATCAAGCGCTCACGACGGAGGTCACTGGCCTCCAGAAGATCAAACTCGAACCAGCCTGGAAGAAGACTTTGAAGACCATCGGTCA